CATTATTGGTAGCAATAGCAGATAAAGCATTATTAAGATCTGCTCTAAAATTTGCTCCAGATTGGTTAATTAAGTTGTAATCATGTTGTGCCATTTTTAATTCCTATTTTTATTAATTCTATACCTATGTTTGATATTTATAAATCCTATACATAACTATTTATATTAAAATTATCATTCTGGGATATTTGGAAATATTACATCAGCAATATTATTAGCTGACTGATATAAAGATGGTAAGTCTCTTAATTCCTGTCTATATGTTGCCCATTCTTGTTTTTTTAAATCAGATAAAGGACAATCATTTAATTGAGTCCAGTCTGATTCTTTTAGTAATTCGTTTCTTTGTATTCTAATTGTTGGAAAAAAATCAACAACCTGTTCTACCGCTTCGCCATCAATAATCTTATACGTTTCTACATCATAGATGCCCTTTATTATTGATTGCCCTTCTTGTAAAGGTATTTCAAATAATGCAACGTTAGTTGCACCACTCTCTAAAACTTCTCCTGTTGCAGTGTTGTATGTTGTGTATTCAATTATTGTGTTCATTATTGTGTGTTATCTATAAATACATATAGTGATTGATATGTACTTCTAAGTTTCGTAATCCATCTAACTCGCCAAAAAACCTTATTTGCATTTGTTCCTGATGTTGCTAACCCTGATATTGTGCCATTATAAGCGAAGATATATGTTCTAAATGTACCTGCTGCAAAAGTAACATTTTGTATACCACCAGCAGCTTGTACATAAGATGAGCCACCATTAACACTATATTCAAGAACACCATTTGTACAATCACCATATACACCAGTCCATATTGCTTCATAAGAAGCACCATTTCTAACATTATCTACTACACATGAACTTAAATAAGTTCCTGTTGCTGATGTTTGTGTTGTAAAGTTTGTTGAACCTCTTTGAAAAGCACTAGCAAAACTTGATAAAGGAACTGCTGAGCCTGTATGAGAAATAATATCAGCAGATACATCTGCAAAATGTTTTACATTTAATGTATCAACATCAATTTTTGTTCCAGATAAATTAGTTATTCTTGCATTATCAATAAATACAGATCCACCGCTTACAATAAAAGGACTTATGCTCGAACCAGCATCATTATCTATTTTAAAGGTATCAGCTAAAAATGATATTGAGCTAGTTGCTCCTGTTCCTGAATCAGCATTACTTTCAAGAACCATTTGTGCAACTTTTCCATTTGCGTTTAATTGCAATACATAAGCAGCAGAAGCATTGTCATTTATATCTGTTATTGCTGATGCGTTTGTTGTAACAGAAGCTGTATTACCATTAACAGTAGATGTAAGGCTTGTTATATCAGAAGCTAAAGCTGTATCAGCAGTTGCTCTAGTTGTTGCTTCAGAACTTATAGCAGAAGTGTTGCTTCCAACTGTAGATGTTAAAGATGTAATACTTGCAGTTAGTGCATCATCTGCACTTGCCCTAGTTACTGCTTCAGAAGATATTGCTGATGTATTAGTTCCAACAGTAGAAGTTAAACTGGTTATGTCTGCTGCTAAAGCTGTATCAGCAGTTGCCCTTGTTACTGATTCAGTAGTTATAGATGCAGTGTTTCCATTAACAGTAGAAGTTAAAGATGTAATGTCTGCTGCTAAAGCTGTATCTGCACTTGCCCTAGTTACTGCTTCAGAAGTAATAGCAGAGGTATTAGTTCCAACTGTTGCTGTTAAAGATGTTATGTCTGCTGCTAAAGCTGAGTCAGCAGTTGTTCTTGCTGTTTGTTCTGTTGATATTGCAGAAGTGTTTGTGCCAACTGTTGTTGTTAAGCTGGTTATTGCAGAAGTATTAGCTGATGTATCAGTTGTTAGTGTAACTATGTCAGACTCGGCTGATGCAATATTAGTGCTGTTTGCAGTTACAGTGGTACTTAATGAATTATACAAAGTTACTAACGAAGAATCTCTAGCTTTAACCCAGCCATTGTTAGCTGCGTTTCTTACATAAATTTGATTGTCATCATCTGTATCAGCCCATAAATCTTGCGATTGTAATGCCGAGCCATCACTTCTTGTTGTTGGTGCTGAAGTAGATTTTATTAATTGAGTTGAACCAACGCCACCAGCATTTATTGCAGATTGAACCTCTGCTGCTAACTTATCTAAATCAACAGCACCATCTTGTAAATCTCCAGTTCCTGTTGGTGGATTTCCAACAGTAAAGTTTCCTGAAGTTGGGTATCTTGCTGGACTTGATTCAACACCTAAAGTATTTAAAGAAGAAACATTAGCAACAAATAAACCTGTAGGTATAAAACTTAGATCACAATTTTCTACATCTACTATTTTATTCATTAACTGATTGCCTGAACTATCTACAACATTAACCCTGTATTGATAATCAGGAAAATCTGTTGGTTCATTCCAAGATAAGAATGGTCTGCCTGTAGGACTAGAATCAGTATCTGTAAATGTTAGTCCTGTTGGAGCTTTAACTGCATAAGCAGAAGGTAGGTTAGATAATTCTTCTACTGGTTCTTGAGGTGGTACTTCCCATGTATAGACATCAAAGTATTCTATTAAACTAACTGCAACTAATCCATTTGGTTGTAATTCTAATGCTTCAACCCTGCAAATTTTACCTGAGAATCCTAAACCTGCGTAAGTTAAATCTACTATATCTCCAACATTCAGTTTATACATCTCAGGAGTTCCTAAGAACTGCATAGTGGTCTGATTTCTACTTCTAGTTAGAATTGCCTTACCCATGTTATAAGCTATATAAGGGTCTGATATATAGGGGAACTCAGCTTTAATCTCTAATATTTCATTACCATCATCTGAATAATATTCAGGATTTGCATCATGCAAAACTGTAGCTGTATCTAATTCATATCTTTTATTAGCATTAAAGAATTCAACTATAACTTTATTTGCTTTTTTATCTTTATTACCATAATCAACTGATATACCAGAATCAGCAATAATGTGATTATCATTAATACTAAATGTAGATGACCCTGTATCTTCTATTGATAATTCATACTTTCCATCTATATAAAGAAAGATACCACGCATATTTGCAAGAAGCTCTTTTGCATTATCCATAACATTTTTATTAGCATCTAGGTAACCATTACAGTGAAATCTTTTTACCTTTACTAAAGATGTTCCTGTTTGTGTAGAGTATGTTGATCCTAATGTTTGATTAATATATACAATAAGTTCTTGATTTTCATCATAAAAATTATCTCTATTTATAGCTACAATTTCTTTACCATCTATAACGTTATTACCATTTGTGTCATATATATCTATTAATTCTCCGACTTTATTTTGCCACCAAGTAGTAGTAGCACTAGTTCCACCAATAGTTATAAAGTTGTCTCCAGCGTTACCTGACCAAGTAAGTGATTGTGCTGAACCATTAAAATAAGGCTGGTCAACTTCTGTATCACAAACATTAGCAGCAGATGAAAATGTGCTCATATTAATTTGCGATTGTGTTAATCCTTTACCTACCTCATTGTCAGTAATGTAATCCAAAAATGTCAAAGCTGGATTATCTGAATATTTATAAGTAGATACAGTTCCAAATGTTTGATTTGAATCTCTTGGGTCAAATACTTTTTTACCCCTTACCTGAACTGTTAATTGTGGCACTCCTGACCAAATGCCTTCTTTATCATATCCATAATGAGCTGCTATATAACAAACACCATTTAATTTATGTGCTGTAGTCCAGTTAGGCATTGAAGCAACGAGCATAGGGTCTGCTGTTTGTGTTGCAGCTCCATGATGTAGATTCATAACATATCTATATTTAGATGTAGGGCTAGTTCCAAACTGACCAGCACCAGCATTTATACCAGTTCCATTTTGTGAAACTGTATTTAGTGAACCTGAACCCGAAGATATTTTGTCTGTACCTATATAACCACCATCTCTAAATCTTGCTGAATCTCTTAAAGAATTACCATCTAACTCAATTGTTGAGCCTAATATTTCATCACATTCACCAACTGATAAAGCATAGACTACATATAAATCTCTTGAGTCATTAGCAGAAACATCCATGTAGATAATTTGGGCACCAACTCTACGAGTTCCAAATATAACAGGGATCTTTCCACCAGCAGAAGTTTTATTAGCTAATATGTCTTGACCCTTTGCAAGCATTTGTCTTGCTTGCATAAACCCTTTTACACCTATAGCAGCAGTAACAGCAGTAAATACATAACTAATTTTTTGTAATGTAGATGCAGCCTTCCAAGCTGTTCCAATACTTTTAAAAAATGAAGCTACTGCTGACCAAAATGCCATTTATGCACCCCACCTAACATCTTCTTTAACTTGAGTAGCAAATTCCATACCCTTATCACCTGTACTAAATATTTGTTGCGATTCATCAGAATAATGCCTGCCTTTGGTTAAATTCCAGTTTGCCCAATGACTTGCAACAGTCATATTTAAAGTAGAATTATCTATATCTTCTTGTATGGACACATTTCTTATTTGTCCTGTAAAAAAGTTTATTGCACCTACAATGGTTTCATCTGCATTAAAGTATGCCAAATATATTTCTACAGTTTTATCTGTAAATGCACCATTTTGAACTAATGACCTAACTTGATCTGTAATGTTAGAAAAACCTAAATTAATTTCATCAACTTGTAATTGACCTGTTTCTGTTACTGAATCTACAGTTAAAAATGAACCACCAGCTTCATAAGAATTAGAATCGTAAGTAACATTAGAATACCAATCAGTTAATCTAATCGTAGATGATAAATTAAGCTCAACTAGAAAAGCTGTCTTAGTTGCTGTTGATGATACTTGAGTTTGTAAATCAGTAGATAGACTTCTTGGCATTAGGCTATAACCTCTCTAACATCAAATGAAATACTGTAAAAGCCATTAGCACCTGTTGAGTACATGATTTCATTGTTTTCTAAATAAACAGTAAAACTTGGTTTGTTTACAGTAACTGCTTCATTATTTGCTAGAGCTGTTACTAAATTGGGCGATATAAGAACAGTTAATGCTCCACTGCTATTAGAATCAATATCCGATTGAACCATGTATACCTTGCTATGATTGGCAAACTTAATTAAATCACCAGCTTTTAATGCTCCTGCTTGATTGGCTGTAAATCCATCTAAGGCTATAGAAGCATCTCCTGATACATGTGCTCCAACTGCTTGAATATCTGTTTGTGCTTTGCCTGCACCTAAATTATCTAATGGTGCTTGAATAGTAAAGTCCTCAAAAGAACCTTTTTGTTTTTGTAAAAATGCAAATATTTCTTGAGACTTTTCTTGTTGTAATGGTGGCATTGCAACTGTAAAACTAAAATATTGAGCACCTATTTGTCTAACTTGTTTTCTACCAGATAAGGTCTGGTTTAGTAAAGTAGGTCTATTGTCTTTAAAATTAAGACTTCTGAAATTTGGATTTGTAGGAAATTGACCAGACATTAGACCACTCCCATTTTGCCCTGATTATTCATGGCATTGTTTATGATTGATGTTATCAATCCTTTTCTTGATGCTAACAATTGGTCAAATCCAGCAGCATCTACTGTTGATATATTAAAGTTCACTGTTGCACCCATGCCTTGTCCTTTTTCGTGATCTATAACTGTTTCGTTTGGATGTAAAA